TAACTTTATAGTCTCCTCAAGTTCTTGAAAACCTTTCTGGAGTTCCTTTGCTTTATTTTGAGCGTCTGTAATTCTATTTAACCGAAACTCTTCTTCTATGGTCTGAGTGCAGGTAGGGCAGACCGTATTCTCTGTAAAAAACTTATGTTCTTTGGTAATCGCAGATACTTTCTGAGAGATTTTACCTTTAAGATTGTTCAGTTTTACTAACTTATCCCCCGCACCAATAAGTTCTTCTTGATCTTTTTGATATCCCTTAAGACTATATCCTATAGCGTCGTTATCTGCTTCATAATTGCCAACTTCAGCATCTAACTTGGTAATCTTTTCTTTATTGGCATTAATATTGGCATTACCACGATTTTCGAGTTCTTCAATAAAACTCTGTTGCATCTTCATCTTATCCTTAAGAGTTTCTTTCTTAAGTTCAAGAGATTTAATCTGGTCTTTCTTCTCACGAATCTTATCCTTGATGATATTATTCATCGCAGAGAAAATACGAATATCCAAAAGATCTTCAATCACTTCACGACGATTTGAAGTGGTCAATTGCATAAAAGGCACAAAGGTGCTGCTGCCTAGAATCACAATCTGAGTAAAAGACTTGTAGTTAACCTTAAGAATATTTTCTTCAAGCATACGTTGCATTGCACGATCATCTGCTTCACGATGCATTTCAACACCATTCACAATAATATCAAATACGGAAGGTTTAATACCCCTTCGCACAAGATATTGCCTATTATTAATACTAAACTCTATCTCAACCAAACACTCACGTTCATTGACAGTGTTAACAAGTTGAGGTTTATTAATCTTACGGAATGGTTTATTAAAAAGAACAAACGTAAGTGCATCTAAAATTGTAGATTTACCAGCACCATTTGTTCCAATAATAAGATTAGTATGATGTTCTCGAAAATCAACTTCTGTAAAGGTGTTACCCGTAGAGAGAAAGTTGCGCCATTTAATCTTTTGAAAGGTTATCATTCAATTTTGGGGGAATAACAATATCGTTTGGAGTGACGACGGCATACTTGTAATTATACCGTTTACAAGTCATTATGGCAAGTGCATCATCCACTTCCACAACATCCATTTCAGTATCTTCTTGATCTTCGAGCATTAAGGCATATCGAACTGCATCATCTTCCTCCTCAAAAAGAAAAAGAACTTTTTCGCCATAGCGATTATGAACCGCATATGCTCCCTCATCTTTCTGATCTTTAAGAGTAAGAAGATACATTACTCAACCTCACAAGCCTCTGAGTATATTTTTTGAAGTATTCCTTTGATTGCAGATTTATCACCTTCAAACTCTGCTTCATCAATATATCTATTTAAAATTGAGATTGTGTTCTCAGTTTCTTCAACTTCAAAATCTTCACTTTCTTCTATTACAAAATTTTCTACTATTTTAAGTTCTTGAATGCCAGCGGAATATAATTTATCTATAAACTTTTCAAAGTTTTTAGGTTCGGTTTTCTTCTTAACGATGACTTTAACAATTTTATCCTGATATTCTCTAGTGTCAAAGAGACGATAATTTATGTCCTCGTAGTAAATATTATAAAAAAGTTTATAAGGATTATTAATCGGAGTATGTTCTAAAGTTTCAGTATCAAAAATATGGAAACCACGAGTGTCGTTTACATCATTCCAGTACATCTCATAAGGATTTCCTAGATAGAATATTTTTCCATTATTTGACCGAGTGTGGAAATGTCCAGAAAAAACGAGTTGAAACTTTTCAAGAAGATCGACATCCATTCCATCTTCCATCACATGTCCACGATGTGCTTTAAATCCATTCAGTTCAAGATGACCCATTACACACTTGGAAGTGGTTTTCTTAACGAAGTTAAAAGTACTTTCCCGATTCTCCTGATTAATCCAAGGAATAAAGAGAACTTTGAGATTATCTAGTTTAACTTCGGTCACTTCAGAATAAACTTTTACATTTTCATATTGTTTTAGCAACAGACCTACTGAGTTGACAGAATTTGTATTCTTGTAATATGCCGTATGATTTCCAACAATCGTATGAACCGTCACCCCCATTTGTTGCAGACGATCGTAATAGTTTTCCTTTGCCCATTCCAATGCCCATAGATCGATTGACCTACGGTTGTCGAAAGTATCTCCCATATCAATGACAGTTTTAATACCATTCTCCTCCAAGTAAGGAAAGAACACTTCATCATAAAACTTTTTAAAGTAATCGTGAAGAAACTTAGAGGACTTACGAGCTCCGAAATGCTGATCTGTAATGATGGCAACCTTCATCGGTTAGTTTTGTAGGCAACATTGTCTTTGATTGTATTATAGTCGGAACTACTGCCAGAAAGCAAGCTATCGTCAATCATCATAACCTCATCAAAACCAGTTCTCTCAATAATCTTGGTTTTGATTTCCAGTTGCTTCTTCTCTTTTTGAATACGACGAAGAAAAGCGTAATGAATGATTTGAGTGAAATAAGCAAAAGGATTATTTGACTTTGCGGGATCAAAGTTGTGAATATACTGAACACAGTTTTCAATACCATCAGAGATCATATCGTCCCTGAACATATAGTTCACAAAGTTTGGTTTGTATGAAAGGTGTGTAGCGATTTTCAGAAAGCATTCCCCAAGATAGTTAGTGATGGGTGGTTTACCTTCCCAAGTCTTTGCTCTTTCTTCTTTTGGTTGTTTAGTTAAATCTTTATCGTATTTCTTTAAGTATGAAGATTCAACTTTAGTTCTATAAACAATCAATGCTTCAAGTAACTCTTTGTTGTTTACATAATGTTCTGATTTCTTTTTAGACATAACATTGGTCTTTGTATATAAATTTTTATTATGTTTATTATAGCACACTTTCAAGGCTTGACAATACTCGAAAATATGAGTAAAATACCTTTGTTGGGGTTAAAGATCAGGATTTAGCTTTCTTTAAGATCTTTAAATATCTTTTCAAGTCTCTTGCGAGCATCTTCTACTGTTGATATAAAACCCATTTTATCAGATATCTTTACTTTTCCATCCATTTCAATATCTACATCTTCATCATTAAGATATCTTTCATAAAAGTTTATCATTTGCCCTTCCTTAACTTCAGTCATTGTTACAATCTTGTCGTATCTGATGATAAAGAAATCATCGGAAGGTATTTCCATCCAAGGTTTTACCTTTACATATTGACCAATATGATTTGTAACGACTTTCATAATGACAGGATTTTGAAGAATAATGATAGGGTCTCCATCATTTTCATCAATGCAAACTAATGCAAAGATCTCTTCACCCGTAACTAGTTTGATTGCTGCGTAAAACTCTTCTCCCATTAGTTTTTAAGAGGTATATTTACAATATCATAATTAAAGTTTTCTTCGTTATAAACTTTGATTCTTTCGATTAAGTGATTAAGTGTATAGTTTTTTCTTGACTTATAACTGATATCATCGGCAATGTCATATAGAGTTGCCTTTGTTTTATTGTCCCCCTTTCTTAGGACTCTTCCGATTGATTGGAGGTTTCTGATTCTTGATTTACTAGGGGAAGCAAAGATAACATTATGTAGATTTCTGATGTTAATACCAGTAGAAAAAGTCCCGTAAGAAGCAACGATGATTGCATTATTTTCCTTTTCAGTAATCTCTCTGACTTTTTCTCGGTCCTCAGTATCTACACCACCGTGAACAAAGAACACGTGGCGATCTTCTGCGATACTCTTATTTATCATTTCATATAAAGGTTGTCCATGACCTTCGACTCTAGAAAAAAGAATCAGAGTATTACCTTTAAGATCAATAGCAAGGTTCTTGATGAACTTATTGCGTTTCTCGTGATTGATAATATATTGAACTTCTTCCTCAAAGTTTTCAAACTTATTCGGTGGGTGTTTCAATAGAAGAATGTTAATATCCAGTTTGGCAACATGACCCTTCTGCATCAGTTCTTCTGTTCTGATGATTTTGTAGGAAGGACCAAATAAACCTTCCAGAACCCACTTATGTGTTTGGGTTCCGTCTAGGGTTCCTGTAAATCCAAAACGATATTTTGCATCAGAAAGTTTTGTCATTATAGATACTAATGACTTTGATTTAAACTGGTGTGCTTCATCTCCAACGACCACATTA